GAAATTGATGTTAATAAATTTACTTATCTAGTTGATGGTCTTAAAACATTATCAGCAGTAGAAAGTAGAAAGCTAACATCGGAAACCATCGAAGCATTTAAAACGAATAAGAATAAACTTATTAGATTTGACAAATATAAGAAGTTGGAAAAATATTCCAAAATCAAGGAACATGATTTGGTGATTGTAGGTGGGAAAACCGGTACCGGTAAGACTGGTTTTGCATTAAATTTATTAAATGATCTGTCGAAAAACTATCCATGTTTATATATTAACATTGAATTATCAGAGGAAAGTATTGTCCAAAGGTTAATCGCAATGAATTCGCAAGTATCCATGAATGATTTGGATAATTGTGAAACATTACATCAAAACAAAATAAACAGAATAAATTTATATTCGAATAGTTTAGGAAATGATTCAAATATCGATATTGTAACAGGTTCGCAGTCGATAAATGCTATTAAGTCTATGATAGGATCATACGAACAAGATAAGCATTATATAGTTTTTATAGACCATATCGGAAGAATTGGAAGTTATGGAAAAGGATTATATGAAAAAATGACTAATACAGTCATTCAATTAAGAAATCTTTCATTAGATTTTAATTGTACAATTATCGCATTATGCCAATTATCAAGAGAAAGTTCAAAAGAAAAGAAACCAAGTTTGAATCTACTTAGAGATAGTGGTGAGATAGAACAATCCGCAAGAAAAGTTATGTTCGTATGGGAAGATGAAAAAAAGAATTATGCTTTATGGATTTGCAAGAACGATAGTTCTCCATTATGCAAGATACCAGTAATATACAACAAGGAAATACAATTATTTTCCGAGATAGATAAGGTAAGGGAGTAAAGCCTATGAATGATGAAGATATGAAGTATCAACTATCAAATTGTAAAGACTTATTGATTTGTGCAAAAGAAGAATTGCAAGGTATTTACGAGTACAAAGACCTTGTTTCGTATATAGACATCGCATTAGATGAGGTCAGAAGATTAGAAAGAGAGGAACAATAATGTTAAACATTGAAAAATATAAAGAAGAAATATTAGAATTGGCAAAAAAAGAATTAAATTATGCAGTTACGAAAACTGGGAAAATAGTTTCTTGTTTTGATAATGATTGTGATAAATGTATGTTTCATAAACAAAATATTTCTAATAAATGTGATGTTGCTAAAATAATTTGGAATTTACAAGAATATAAAGAAAAAATCACATTAACAAGATTTGAATATGATTTGTTAGAAGCATTTCCAAATCATAATAAGTTTAATTATTTCAAACCTTTAAAATCAATGAAACTACGTGGATATTTCAAGTCGATTAAAGATGAAAATATGACAATTAAAGAAATTATGAACAATTGTGAGGTGGTACAAGATGATTAAAAAATTAGTCTTGTTCCTTGTGCGTAAGAAACTAGGACTTAAGAAACATCAGATGTTTAGATTTCATAATCAATCGAGCAAAACTGATTGTTATGCATTCTTTAATGATGCTATCAAGAAAATACAAATGGTAAAATTAGGGTTTCTTGATAAAGAAGTTCCAATGCTGGAAGATTCAAACGTATCTCTTAATTATCTATTGAGTGATGAAGTGAAGGTAGTGATTGTTGATGAAATTGAGTAGCAACTATCTACTATTTGCAACATTAGCGAAATTTAAGCGAGATATAAAGCTTGCCTTTTATAAAGAGTATGTAGAACCTCTGGAAATTGAACATGACAGTCTTTTAGAAGAAAACAAAGAGCTTAGGCATAAGATTAGGTGTTTAACAGAAAGTGTTCTAAACAAAGAAAATACTCGTCTTAGAGAACAAAATTTAAAACTTATAAAGGAAAGAGATATGTACAAACGTATGTATCTTGATGCTAAGGATAGGAAGTGAAAATATGGATAAATTCGAGGAAGAATTGAAGAAAAGTAATAATCCATGGATAAAAAGAATTGGCCAATATCTTCTATCAAGAGAAGATTTACGTGAAAAATTAAAAAATGATAAGAAATCACTATCAGAATGCTTTGATTATATACTCATTGAAATTTCTAAAAAGTCTCAAGCACTAGCAGAAGGAGACAGACAAAGATATGCATGTGGTGATGATGAAGAAATATATGCACTTGCTGTTCATTATTATGATGAAGAGGATATAAAAGTAGAAAAAAAGAATTTCTATACAAATGCAGATGGTTCATTAACAGATCCATTAAAAAATATTAATAAAAAATCATCAAGAAAAAAAGAATCTAAGACCAAAGAAAACATTAAAAAAACTCAAGTAGTTTCTAAGTCAAAAAAAGTAAAAAAAGATAATACTGTAGAAGGGCAAATGAGTTTGTTTGATTTATGAAAAAAATATTCAAATATCAAATTGAAGATGAACTTAAGAAACTAAAAGATATAGACGTAAGCCAATTTGATGATTATATCAATAGAATTACCGCTAAAGAGAATAGGATTGTTAGAATTCAAGAGAAAGATAAGTTTGTTTATTATTGTACACATTGCCAAAATTGGCACAATGATAAAAAAGTCAAAATTAAAGAATATAAGACTTGTCCTCATTGCCATAGAAAATTAAAAGTTATCAGCAAAAGAAATATAATAGCTGATTATAATGATTTTATTACTGTTATTGAAAAAAACTCGAGAAAAGAACTTATATTAAGGATATTTCATTTCTCTAAAAGATATAAAAAAGAAATAATGAAATATCGTACTGAATGCTTTGAGGTAGAAAGAATAAATGTTGATAGGCAAGTTTATTTGTATTGCGGAGTTTATTCAAACATGGGAGTTATATACTTTAGAAATGAAGCGAATAACTTTAAGAAAAAATCGAACTACTATAATCTTGAAAATTATATTTTTTCAGACAATGTTATCACTACTGGATTGAGCAATCTTATAAAGGATACACAATTCAAATATAGTTGTTTGGATAAAGTGGCCAAGCAACATATACATCTCGTTAATTATTTAAAGCTATATATGAATGAACCTCGGATAGAGTTACTTGTAAAAAACAAAAACTATAATCTAGTATCATACTGTTCAAATCACAATCGAATGATAGAGATAGAAAAAAATGAATTTAAATATCTAAAACATGATTTAACGTATGATGAATTTATAGTAGCGAAAGAATTTTGCTTAGATAATTATAATGATATACGCTGTTTTGAAAGATGCAAAGCCATGTATGAAGAAAAGTTTATATGCGAATATAACTTGCAGCATAAACTAAAACGCTTATGTAAATATCTTTATAATCAAAAAAAAGAAATGAACTATTATCGTGATTATATTACAGCAGCTCAAAATATAGGAATGGATTTAAATGATCATAAAATATTATACCCAAAAAGTCTTGGTAAATCTCACGACATAGCAATTGATCAGTACAAAATAAAGAAAGATAAGGCAATAAACGAAGGTATTATCACTTATGCAAAAGAATTAAACCAATTCTATTTCAATAATAAAACTTTATTGATTCGTCCTGTGATGGACCAACTAGAATTAATCAATGAATCACGTGAATTGCATCATTGCGTTAGAACTTATGATAAAAGCATATCACAAAGAACAACTTCTATTTTTGTTATTAGGTCAAAAAAGGATAAAAACAAGCCTTTTGTAACACTAGAATTAAAAAATGAAAAAGTTATTCAATGCAGGGCTTATATGAATCAAAAACCAAATGATTCCGTAATTGACTTTGTCAATGAGTGGTGTAAAAAATTCAAGTTTAAAAGTTGCTTTGATTAGGAGGTATCTATGAACAAAGAAGTATTAAATAAAGCCATAGAAACATATGGGATAAACGCACAATTAGATATGTGTTTTGAAGAAATGGCAGAGCTTATGAAAGAGATCAGCAAGAAAAAGCGTGGTAAAGATAATCACGCTGAACTTGTTGAAGAATTAGCTGATGTTTATATCATGCTAAAGCAATTAGAAATCATGTGTGATGTTAATCCAAAAGAGTTACATGGAAACATTTATCAAAAAATAGATAGATTGAAAGGTAGGTTAGAAAATGGGCGAAAGAATTGATCTTCTTGCAAGAATTCAAGTGTTGGAGAATGAAAACCAACAACTAAAACAAGAAAATAAAGCTTTAAAAGATAAAGAAATACCTAAGAAACTTCTAAAAGAAATTTCTTTTGATGGTGGGTTTGTTCATAAAAATAATAGATGTCCTAAATGTAAGTCTATTCATTATACAGAAAGCTTGTGTTGTGCTACTTGTGGACAGAGGTTAGATTGGGGTGAAGAAGATGAATAAAACAGCACAAGAGATGTTTGAAAGATTAGGTTATCAAAAAGATGTGATAGATTGTTTCATAACATATAAATCTGAAGAAGTAAAACAAGAAATAACATTTGATACAGAAAATAAAGTTGTTTTTATAGGGCAAGGTGAATCGCATCAAGAAGAAGGCTGTTTGGAATTAAATGAATTAAAAGCAATTATGCAACAAATGAAAGAATTGGGGGGGTGGTTAGATGAATAGAAAAGTAAAACTATTTATTTGTAAAGGAGCAAGTCCCAAAGCATTTAACTATGGATTAATTGGCAAAGTAGGAGATATTCACACTTTAAACGATTGGATTAGAATTATTTTTGGAGAAACAAATGGTTTTTTTGAACACGATACAGACAAAGAAGTTTGTGATTATATAAAACATAACAGAGGATTGAGGTTAGAAAAATATGAATAGAGTAGAATGTGAAAAAGCGTTAGATAATTTAAGAATATTAGAACGAGCAGAAAATTTTAAAAAGTGGGGTGGTCAAGTAGCACCACAAATAAAATGTGATATTATTCAACAACTAATCAACGAACACTTTGAACTAAAAGATAGAGCCTTAGAATTAGAAGCAACTATTAATTCTTTAGATATTGAATTGACATCACTAGACAAAGCACTTGATAAAGCGTGTGAACTATTAGAAGCACTTGATTGTGGTAAATTAAAAAGAAGTCCAAATTACAACAAAACAAAAGAACAATGGAAAGAGGAGTGTTTGGAAGATGAATAAAATAATTGGTTGGTTATTAAGAAAGAATATTAAATATTCAACAATGCTTTTATTTAAAATTGAAAATAACCTAATATCATACAGCTTTCCAAATGGAAAAGATTTGTATAGCGATTTTAGTTTAGTAAAACATACTTATCCAAAAGAGGTGAAATGCGATGTTGAATAGAGAAGTATGTGAAAAATCATTAGAAGAATTAAAATTCGCATTAGATAATTTCAAACATCTAAACAAAGAATCATTATGGGATTGTATAAGTTTAGGTGCGGTTGGATTTGAAAAACTAATTAAAGAACACTTTGAATTAGTTGAAAAATATAATCGTTTATATGATGGTTGTACTGCAAAGTGTGAAATTTTAAAAAAACTTTTAGATGAAGTTGAAAAATGGGAGTATGAGTATTACTTAATGTGTAATTTACTTGAAAATATTAAACCCTACAAATTTGAAGATTTGAAAGTTGGAATGTGGGTTTGGGATGATAAATACAAATCGTGTTTAAAAGTGATTGGATTTTATGGATTCGACATTCATGTTAAATCGGGTGTTGGAGTTTATAAATATGATTATTATATAACTTTTGAAGAAAATCGTTTCTTCCCACTAAGTAAAGCGAATGAGGTGATTAAAAATGGAAAAGAAAATTTATAGTTCATGGGCTTTTAGTGAAAACGAAAGAGAAAAAGCACATATAAATCGTGAAATTCATAAGGAATTAAAAGAAAAATACAAGATTTATAGAAATGATTCGAAAATTATTTTAGAAGATGGTAAAGACATAAATTTTGATGATTATGATGTAATCATCGGGAGAAAAGCTTGTTATCATCATGGCGAATACAAAGTTTATAAAAACGCACCTAATTTAAGTGAGTTGGAACTAGCGTTGTTATGTGATGGTGGGAATTTGTGTTTCGGATATAGAACTATGGGTTCAAATGGTTTTTATATATTTGAAGATTAGAGGGGTTAGAGAGGAGTAGTGAGGGGTTGTAATGAAATACTTATATGATAATCATTTAGGCGGTCACTATATAACAGATCATGAACAATCGTATGATGAATGCTATTGCAAACAATGTGGTGATGATGATTATTTATTAGGAACATTTGAAACAGTTGAAGAATTGGAATTGTTGTTGAAAGACAACGATTATTCAAAAGAATATATTAAAGAATTTATAAAAGGAGTGAAAAATGATGAATGAATTAGATTTTATTGATATAGATTTATTACGAATATTAGTAATTGACGAATTGTCAAGAATTGAAACTAAGCAAAAACAAGTGCCTAAACATACGGAACTTGATTTGATGTTGTTAAATCGTAAATTAGAGATTATGAAAGAAAAACAAAAATGACTAAACAATAAATAATGAAAAAGTTGATTGATTTATATGAACAACGTGAATTTGTTGGTTCTGAATGTTCAAAGATGATTGTTACAAGTAAAGAAAAGGAAGTGAAAGATGATGCTAAATAAAATATTATTAATTATTCTTTTAATTATAATTTACAGGATGTTAATTGATGTTACTTGTGTTATTTGCCTCGGAATAAATTTTCTAGTATTCAGAATAAGATGCAATAGATTTAGAAAATATTTTTTAAAGGAAAGATACACAACAAAAAGCAAATTTATGACTTGGTTTGAAATTGAACAAGTTAATTTTACGCACCGAAATAAAAAAATAGATAATTTTCATAGCAAGCTTTTATTTACAAAAAAGGAATTTTAAAATGAAAAAAAGAAGTTTAAGATTTGAGGACCCTGTTAGTTTGGTTGTTGAACACAAAGATAATGAAACAATCTTAAAGATAAGTGAAGATGTAGAAATATTGTTACATATTCCAGAGGGCAATAGAAATAATGGCTGTCTAGTGTATAAAAGAAAGGAAACAAAAGAAAATGAAATATAGAAAAAAACCTTGTGAGATTGAAGCTGTTAGATGGACTGGGATAAACCTTGAAGAAATAAAAGCATTTGTTGGGGATTCGTTAATTTATGATATTCTCGACACTGCTTGGCAGGTAGGAAAAGGTAGACCTCATGTTCTTATGAAGATCAGAACACTTGAGGGAGACATGAATGTTTCAGAAGGTGATTACATTATCAAAGGTGTGGAAGGTGAGTTTTACCCTTGCAAACCTGATATATTCGCTAAAACATATGAATTAGCAAGTGATGATGATTATCAATTAACAATCGATGAAATCAACTATCAAATTAAGCAGTGTATGAAAACAATAGAGAAATGTAAGAATTTGTTATCTATTATAAAATACGATGCAGATGGTGCTGATAGTATTGATGCATTGTTATTCATCAATCGAAGCATAATAAATAAATTACAAAAGAAAAAGGAGATTATTGAAAATGTACATAAGTAAATTTTGGTGTGGTTTTATAGCTTGTATTGTTTTTGAAGTTATTTTGTTTGTTGGTGCATCCGTTTATATATCTAGGAGGAAAAAATAATGCTTAATAAAATCTTGATAAGCGGTAGAATATCAAAAGACTTTGAATTAAAAAAAACTAATAATGGTAGTTCGGTAGTAAACTTTACACTAGCAGTTGAAAGGATGTTCAAAACCGATGATACAAAAGTAGATTATATCGAATGTGTAGCATGGAATAAATATGCTGATAATTTGGTTAAGTATTGTAAAAAAGGTTCTACGCTAGAAATAGTAGGAAGAATACAAACAAGGTCGTATCAAAACAGTGATGGAAAATACGTTAAGATTTGGGAAGTATACTGTGAAGAATTGCATTTTCTTGGTAATCCTAGAGCTTCAAAAGAAGAAATCGAAGAATTAAAAGAAAAGAGAAAACAAGAACAGCAAGAAAAAGATATGTTTGATCAAGCAGAAAACAACTTTGACATTATGGATAGTGATATTCAATTTTAAAAAAACAAGGGAGGAATAGTTAAAATGGAGACTTCAAAACAAGATTTAAATTACATATCTAACACATTAGAGAATTATTATTATTTAAAAAGATTAGAGAAACGTATCAATCAAGAAATCTTGGAATTAGATATGAAGATAGAAAATGAAAGAATAGCAGTTAAAGGTATGCAATATGAATGTAATGGAGTATGCGGAAGTGGATGCTCTGTCAACGCAGCCAAGCCACAATCGGTTAATTACCTCATTTCTAAGCAAGTAGAATTAAGTGTACGATTAAACCACATTGTAAAAAAATACAAATTGCTTGATGAAATTGAACAAATTAATTATCGTTTAAAGAGGCTTTCTCCTGAATCAAAAATTGTTATCAACAATTATTTTGTAAGAGAAATGACTTTAGAAGATATTTCTAAAACTGATAAAGTATCAAAACAAACTGTTTCAAACAGACTTGAAAAAGCCTTAACGGAGATGGCTAACTGTGGAAAATAAACAAAATGAAATCAAAGCAAAGAACGGAATAGAAGAATGGTGCGATAATAAATGTAAACAAATCACAGATAACCTATTAGAGTTTTTTGCGAGATATGAAAATGCAAAAGATATGAATGTATATCCAATCGTATCAAATATTCTTACTTCAAATGATAGGATATCAAATCTGAAGAAAAGAGATTTTGATAATGCTGAAGATCTAGAATATTGTTTTATTAGATTTAAAGAAATTATGTCAACGATTAATCTCAATGTTATATATGTTCCTTCACAGCAGACATTCTGTATGTTTATGGGCTGGACCGATAGAATATATAAACAAATGTTAATTTCATCAACAGAAGATATACAGGATATTATGCAGTTAATTAATGAATATCTAATTGAATGTCAAATATCAGCAGGCCAACAAGGTATATTGAAACAGAATCTAACAAAGTTTAGAACTCAGCTTGCAGGAGAGCATGGACAAAATTTAGTAACCCAAAAAGAACAGATGGAAGAAGATAGAAGTAAAAAGAAATTAAAAACAAAAGAAGAACTTATGAAAGAACTTCAGCTTCAAGGGTCGTTAGGGCCAACTGTAGAATTAGAATCTGATAAACATAAAAAGAAAAAAAGATAGAATTAGCTATCTTTTTTTAAATCTTCCTTGTCAAATGTAATAAGTATTCTTCTTGTTTTGTTATCTTTTATTTGAAGCGATACATCTAATTCATCGCACAATTCAATGAGTTCCTCAATGCTAAATTGATTTCTTACAAATTTAGTGTTCAATGCCTGATTAGAAGAAACTCTGAACGTTTTCATAAACTCGTTCATGTTTCTTTTTTTAATATCTTTAATTAAATATTTAATCTTGTCTTTTATCATATAATCACTTCTCCTTTGTTACAAAGAACATATCATATTGCATTAATAAAGTAAATATATATGATTTAATAGAAAAAATATTTTTTTTAAAAAAAATTTCAGACAGATAGTGTCAGACAGATACCCTAAGACACATACCCTTACACACCGACACACATACATACACATAAACAAAAAAACAATTAAAAAACATTGATAAAGCCAACGAAAAACGACATCGAAAATCATATCGAAATACATCTATATTATGTATTTAGTGGCTTGACAATTAATCGTTATAGTTATAAAGTGGTATTGTAATCAAGAGGACAAACACATAAAAACAACTAACCACAGCAAAAAAAGTTCTCTTGGTTATACAGAGATCAAAAAAAACAAGGAGAAAGAAAAATGGAAAAATTAATTAACGGATTTATAACAAATTTAGGAAAATACAACGAAGGTTGTTTGATTGGTGAATGGATCAGTTTTCCAATTAATGAAGATAATCTATTAGAAGTATTAGAACGTATCGGAATCAATGAAAAATACGAAGAATATTTTTTTACCGATTGGGAAAATAATATCGAGGGTCTAAGCTGGGAAACTTTTGGAGAATATGCAAATATTAAAAAAGTTAACGAACTAGCCGAGCAATTAGAAGAATTAGACAAAACAGATTTGGAAAAAGTTTCGGCTATAATGGAGGTGGACGGAAATGATTTGATCAACGCTATTGAAACTATGGACGATTACAATTATTATCCAGATGCTTCTTTGATTGATGTAGCATATGAATTGATAGAAGAATGCTACGAATTGCCAGAGATCGCCCAAAGATATTTCGATTACAAGGCTTTCGCTCGTGATCTTAGCTTTGACGGATACACAGAAACAAAAAACGGAGTGTTGCAATTATGTTAGATATTTATGAAATCAGACAATTAATAATATTAATATTGTTTCTTGGTATAATCGGAGTTACAAGCACATTAATAAGCGGAGAGGAGACGGACAAATGAAGTTCATAATAAAAGCTTTGTTCTGGATAATATTCTTGCCGTTGTGGTGCTTGTATTGGTTGTTGGTTGGAATAATGGGAATTAAATGAAAAAGTGAAAAAGGTTTAAAAAAAGATAATTAATTGGTATAATAAAATAAATTCAGGAGGAACAAAAAAATGAAAAAAATTAACGTATGGGAAGTAGCATTAGAAAGCTGTTCGAATTGGGATGCAGCAAACGAAAGATTTGATATTCACGAAAATATTGAAAGTCATTTCTATTTCACAAAAGAAGAAGCTGAAGCAGATTACGAAAACGAAAAAAGTTGTTTAGAAAATAATAATTCAGTCGCATTGTTTAGATATAAAATTGAATTGGAAACAGTTCAACAACTTTTGGACGAAATCGAGTTAGATTCAACGATTGCTGATTCGATAAAATGTCATTAGATGTATTATAGTGAAATATATAAAGAATTTTAAAGGAGGCAAGGAAAACAATGGAAGTTAAGAAAAAATTGCAAGTCAGAGAAATTTATGGCGGATGCGAATTGATAAACAAAGATATAAAAATGGAAGATATATTCCATTACTTTGACTATATAGGATGTGTATATCCTAATAGTGAACAGTCGTACTATATTCAAAGTAATATCCAAGAACGTTTGACATATATTACATGTTCAAATGGTTCATTTTTTGGTGACTTATCATCATTAGAAAATAATTTTGACATAGTCGAAAAATATGACTATTCAAAATTTCAAAAAGATAAATTTGAAGAAGAAGAAATTATTGAAGGATAGAGGAGGTGTAGAAATGGAAGTTAATATTTATGTTAGTGATAATTTAAAAAACACATTAAAAAATGAAGGTAAAACCGAAAAAGATTTCGATGAATATGACGTATTGTTTGGATATGATTATTATACAGACGATCTGCTCAATAGATATTATTATATCGAAGATGAAGAAAAAGACGACGAGTCTTGGAATTATTTAGGTATATACGACGATGACAAAGGCAAACTAAAAGAAATAGAATTTTAACAAAAGATAATATACAACATAAAGAACGCATATATATAAAAAAGCGTTCTTTTTCTTTTAGATATATGCTTATATTTAAGCGTTTATTGTGTATAGGTATTCTGATACCTGATTAAATATAAAACCTCTCAAATTGTTTATTTTAAAGCTTTTCTTTTATTTTATCGCCCGTATTAATATTATTTAACTTATATTTCTCTATATTACTTCTATAAATATAAATAACTCTTTTATTCTTTATGCATTAGTTAATATTATAATGCTTATTATTGCTATATATTTCTTATTTAAGATTTATAATACTTATATAGAGTATTATAAAGTATTTAAGTATTAATCTTTTAATTTTTTTATTATTTATTTATTATTATATTATTTATTATTAAAGTATTTATATATATACGAAGGGGGTTTTTGAGGGAATTTTTTGGGGATTTGGAGGGTGTGGGAGGGTATAAAAACAGATGCAATCTCTAAAAATTAACACATTTATTTTATTAAAAAAGGCATCAGCAAAGCACACAAAAGAAGAATGTGAAACGGCATAATAGCAATCGTATAATCATACACATAACGCAATTATGACATACCAGAAGCACGCAAGGAAGCAAACGCTAATATGATCATGATTTTAAATTGATATAATATGTCATTATATCAAAAATATTGATAATTCAACGAATAATAATAAATATGTATATTTTGTTAGTTTATTTGTTAGTTAAACAATCCATATCAAACAATAAGGGTACCCCAACCCTATTTTTTAAAAAAAGATATGGGGTATAGTTACCCCTCCCTCCACCTCGCATATTTTTTCGTTTCCTATATATCGTTATATAGATTTAAAAAATCACGAAAATTCATAAAAAATATTTAAAAAAACGCTAAAACTTGACTTGTCAACTTGACAAATAGGGTGTATAATGTGCACGTAGGATATAAAAACAAGCGATTTCTAAAAACTGAAGTCGCTTTTTATTTTTCTACGAACGAATTTTCCTAGAAATTCTAGGACCGTTAACAACAGGTATTGGACGGATAGACGTATCCTATAAGCCAACGACCTACGATAATCCAAGCAGAAAGATATGCACATCTTTATAATTCTGCAAAAGATGATATGCAAGTGCATTTGTATTGATTCGTGTATTTCTTGGATTGACACAACTTTATCTAGTCAAAAAAATGATGAATATCTATTGCTTGACAACCGATTTTCTATGAACAAGGTTTTTGATGATTGTACCTAAAACAATCATTTTTATTTTATCTTTATGCTCGTGTAGCACAATCGGCAGTGCAGTCGCCTTGTAAGTGAAAGGTTGGGAGTTCAAGTCTCTCCATGAGCACCAAATATTGACGAGTAGCCTAGAGGTCAGGCAGTTGACTGTTAATCAACGATACGCAGGTTCGATTCCTGTCTCGTCAGCCAATATTAAAGAAAGTAGAGGAATTACAAATGAAAGGTACAGTTAAGTTTTTTGACGCAAAGAAAGGATATGGATTTATCGAAGCAGAAGGATACGAAAAAGATATTTTCGTTCATTATACAGCAATTCAACAAGCTGGATTCAAAGTCTTAGATAAAGGTCAAAAAGTAGTGTTTGATACCGAAAACGGTGAGCGTGGATTGGTTGCACTCAACGTTCAAGTATTAGAATAATGCTATTAAAATGTAAGGTTCCTCTTTTTTAGAGGTGTGGTGCAATACGTTTTCCCTCCATACAAGGTTAATATGTATCTTCCCTTATTCTATTACACAAAATACAAATAGAGATGCAGAAAAGACATATCGCCTTGTCACTGCATCAATCTGCACCGATAGCTCAACGGTAGAGCGTTGTGTACACATACAACAAAGATTGGGTATGTTGGTTCGAATCCAACTCGGTGCACTTCATATTCAAAAATTCAGGGTATTCTTCGGAATGCCCTTTTTTATTTATTCAAAAAAGTAGGTGATATATCGTGATTAAAGAAGGAACAAGAATAACTTTAAGGCCATACAAGGATTATCATGGCCAAGAAGGAAAAGAAAATATCTACGCTGGCTACGACAAGGATAAGTTTGGTAACGAATACTTAAAATTCCAAACAATTGACATCAACAGAGGTGTCAACAAGCCAACAACAGGATTTTGTTATGTAAATATCTACACAGATCTACCGCTTAAGGTTGGCGATAGCGTTACTGTAGACAAGATACTTGGTGTACAAGTCAAAGGTTTTAAAAGAACCGTTGTTTTATGGATAAAAATTAAAGAAACTAATCCGAGAGTTATTGTCGATATAAGCGAAAATAATTTTATGGAAGGATTTGAATTCTGATGTCAGAAAAATCAGATTATTCTTTTTTAATCAAGGCATATCACCAAGCATTTTTAAATTCAAATTTCAACGATATAAAAAATATTTATAAGATTGCAAACAATTTATATGATGCTATGTATCAGCATTACGATTTTTGTGAAACCACAAAAAATATTAAACAACAATATAGAATATGTCAGATTATAGACGAGGATGTATTAGAGAAACTAGATAATGCGGTTTATCTATGTAGCAATATCAAACTTGCAAGCGAGATAGTATCGTTAAGAAAATTATTCTTCGCTTTATCTTCAAGACGTATTCTAAAAAACTTTGCATTGTATGTAGAACAATACAAAGATAAGAAAGTTTGGGATAAGACAATGGAAACAGTAGAATCTGTTTTCCATTATGCAGATGTATTTTCTATATCACCAACGCTTAATCTTATTAGGGCATCGCTAATGCCATCTATGGGAAAATCGTATATCGGAAATTTATTCGTTGCTCAATCAATCGGAAATAATCCACAGGTGCAATTGTTGAGAATTACATATTCTGACGATCTTTGTATTTCAACAACAAGACAAACAGCGAGCATCATCAATTCTAGAGCGTTTAGAGAAGTGTTTCCGAGATATAAAGAATTCATAGGAGATAAGATTTTTAAAAGTCAAACATCATACACGATTTGCATTATTGATTGTGAAGATGAATACAATCTAAACTCCGTAACTAGAGAAGGTCAGGGGACAGGTAAACGTGCTGATATCTTAATTATAGATGACTTGTTGAAAGATGACAGCGAATCTTACAACAAAGACTTACATCGAAAATTATTAAATCGTTACGACTCTACATGGACTTCGCGTGCGAGCGACGACAATCAAAAAGTTATGCTTTTAGGAACGATGTGGGCTGATACCGATTTATTGAATGTTGTTTACGATAGAGCTGCTGAGGAAGATGTCCTAGTGCCTGACCCAAAATATAAATGGACCCAAGTTTCCAAAAATGGAGAATCCGTTTTTATCGGTGTTCCTGCACTTGATGAAAACGATATGTCAACATGCCCTAAGAGATATTCTACAAAGAAGCTTAGATTAAGAAGAAAGCAAATGGATAGATTCCTTTGGATGTGTGTTTATATGCAGGATCCTATAGCTCCTGAAGGTTTGGAATTTGATTGGAGCGTTTTAACTCAATACGATGAAATTCCTAATTCAGAAGTCGAATGTAGGTATGCCTCTTTAGACCCAGCGAGAAGAGGTAAAAACTATGTATCTATGCCAATCTTTTATAGATTTGATATGGACGATAGATATTATTTAGTTGATTTTTTATATAAGAAGAAATCGATGAAAGAATTATACGACAGCATTGTCGATAAAATTATCGAGCATCGTCTAAATAAATTGGTGCTAGAAAACAACACCGATACATCATTAAAAGAGGTGTTGGAAACGAGACTTAACGAAAAAGGGTATAGAGGATGTACGATTATCGAAAAGTATTCGACAATCAACAAAGAAAAAAGAATAAACGACCATCAGGGTGATATAAGAAATTCCATTATATACCCTAAAAAAGGAATGCATCCACCAAACAGCGATATGGGTAAAGCGATGGACGGAATAACATCTTATTCATTTAATTATCCAAATAAGTTTGACGATGGAATAGATAGTGTTGCTATGTTTGTCATGGAATTTATTTCAAGCGACAACACTCTAGCGACTGCTAGAGGATTTAACAGAAGTAGATTAGGAATATAAAGAGGAGGTAAATAAATGGAAGAAAAGAATATAGTTGATTACGACGATGTATCAGTTAAAGCACCTTTGACTTCATCAGAAAAAACAATCAATCCTAGAATGCAATATCATTTCGGAAGAAAAGTGATTAAAATTCCTTTATCAGAAAGAAATCTCAATGAAGTTACTATCCAAAAATATTTACCTTTTGTATTAAGTATCCATGCAAAAAATGCATCTGAATGTTATCACTTCGAGAAAGTTTATACAGGAAATTCAAACATCTTTGATAAAGAACGTAAAATTAATCCTGATAAGAAAAATTCAATTGTTAATGAGAACCACGCTTATTATATGGTTGAGTTTAAAAAAGGCTATATGTACGGAGAACCGATTAAATATTCATGTGTGGATGACAGTGTATCTACAGATGATATTTCTTATTTAAATAAATACATGATTGATCAAAAGAAAGCATCGAAAGATATCGAAATGGGAGAAGCAATATTCAAATGTGGTAATGCATATAGAATGGTCATTCCAAAGGGTTACGACAAATCCATGAATCTAGATAAGGAATCACCTTTTAAAATTGTTAATCTTGATAACAAAACAACTTTTGTTGTTTATTCAAGTCATTTTGAAAAAGAAAAATTATTTGCTGGAATTATAACAACTATTGATTCATTAAATCCAAATGAAACCAATTACGAAGTTATGATCTATACAAAAAAGCATTCATATAGGTATAAATGTCATAGCTTGACACCGACATGGGATAGTTTAGATTTTATATCTAAAAGAGAACATTATTTAGAACATATTCCTATAGTTGAATATTACACAAACACAGCAAGATTAGGCGTTATAGATGTTGTTGAAACTGTTCTTGATGCAATCAATTACATGAGTTCGGACAGTGTTGATAATGTTAACGACTTTGTTAACAGTATTCTTGCTATTTACAATATGATTGTTGATGATCAAACACAAAAAGAAATTGAAGCATATAAATCCTTGTCTTTAAAGACAACTGACCCAAATAGACCAGCAGATGCTAAATACCTTGTTAATGCAATGAATCAAGCGGATGTTATGGTTAAATACGAAGCTTTATTAAAAGTTGCTTATAACATTGTAGGAGTTCCTCAACCAACAACAAAAACAACATCTGGTGGTGATACAGGAGACGCAAGAGAACTTGGCGGAGGATGGAATAGTGCAGATATTGTTGCAAAGCAAAATGAAGAACCTTTAAAGCAAGGGGAATATATACTTTTAGATTTAATCTTAAACATTTGTAGAAAAATGCCAAATTGCAAAGTTGATGAATTATACCCTTGTGATATAGATATAAATTTCAACAGAACAAACAGAGATAATCTAATGGCAAAAACACAAGCGTTAACTTATTTGTACGATAGACATTTACCATTAGAGACTATCTTAAACATTACAAACCTATGTAGTAATTCTCACGAGGTTGCACTAGCGTGGCAAGAGAATATAGAAGCAAAGCAAAAAGAGGAAAGTGAAAGAACAAAGTTATTACAGCAAGACCAACAAAACATCGATAAAAACGATAATGAAGGAAGTTAGAAATGTACATCTAACTTCTTTTTATTATACCCACAGACAGAGAAGTCTTTAAAACGCAACATAGGCTAGAGAAAGCCTTAAATCACGCAAATGATATCAGAGAAGATGAAAAACGCAAAGGAGAAAAGAGTTATGAATTACATGAAAAATGGATTATTGAAATTGAACATTCAATTGTTCGCAGAAGATGGTGGAGATGGAGGAACTGGCGGAAGTAATGGTGGCGAACCGGCTAAAACAGTTAGCAAAGAAGAATACGACAAAGTCGCTTCTCAATTGGCTGCTGCAAAAAAAGCATTAAAAACCAAAGAAACTGACGATGAAAAATTCGCAAGAGAACAAAAAGAAAAAGATGATAAAATCGCTGAATTAGAATTATCACAAAACAAATATACTCTAGAAAAAGGATTGATGAAAGCTAATATCAGTGCTAAAGAAGCTGAAGAATTAGCAGCTTCTATTTTATCTGGAGATGTGCCATCAATCGCTGATGCTATCGGTAAATTCTATACTAATTCAACATCAAACCTTCAAAAAGAAATTGACGCACTTAGACTATCTCAAATTGATAAACCTGATGGCGGAACTGAAGGCAAAACTATTACTGCAGAAGATTTCTCAAAAATGACAATTGATGAAAAGATTCGTTTAAAAAACAGTGATCCAGATTTATTCGATCAATTAAACAAAAAATAAAAAAAGAGGAGGAAATAAGATATGGCAGGTAGAACTGGCTTAATTAATGGCTTTTACTTCGATAAAGAAGTATTTGGTCAATACATGCAAGAACAATCTTGTATCAATAATTTAATTATTGCATCTGGAATTTTAATGGAAGATCAGATTATTGCTGATATGGTTGGCACACATGGAAATGTAGGTACTGTTCCTTTCTTTTTACCAATCGATGGTGAAACGGATGCGTTAAATGATGATGGTGAAACAGACAACGTACCAACTGCTATTCAAGGTAGCAAACAAACGTTTATGGCTATTGCTCGTATGAAAGCATGGTATGAAAATACATACACTCGTTATTTAACTGGTAAATCACCATTACAAAATTTAGCGGATAATTTAGTTGTACCATATTATAAAAATCAATGGGAAAAGGTAATTTTGTCAATTACTAAAGGTATCATGGGTGTATCTGGTATGGCAACTCATAAAACTAATTTAGCTGCAGATATTACGGGTATAACAAAAGCAGAGGATGTTGTTATTACTGATGCAAATAAAATTTCTTTAACTACTCATATTGATGCAGGTCAAAAAGCATTAGGAGATAATCGAGGAAGATTTGCATTATTTGTTGCACATTCTCAAGTTGTTGCTAATTATAAGAAACAAGAAATGATTGATAATGTTAAATTTTATTCATCAGTTTTAGGTACTGACATTACTGTACCAATGATTGGAAATATGATCGTATTAGAAACAGATACAGGAACAGTTGAAAACAACACATTAGGAATTCCTGAATATCATTCTTATATGTTTGGTAGAGGTGTATTCCTAACTTGCAACAAACAAGTACATAGACCATATGGTGCTAAATACGATGATGAAGAAAATGGTGGTGTAGAAAAAATCTATACAAAACAAGCAAAAGTTATCCACCCTAACGGATTCTCAATCAAGGCTGATAACATTGCTAAAGAATCACCAACAAACGCTGAATTGGCAACTGCTGCTAACTGGGAATTAAAATTCAACCATAAACAAATCGCAATTGCTGAAATCGTCACTAATGGATAAGGAGATGATTTCTAATGGCATACATCGTAAGTAGAGGTTTACCTTACTTCTTTAATGGAAAAGAAGTTTATCCTTGCTCTATTTCAGCTGATAAAGTTGTTATTAGAGCAAGCACCCCAGTAAAGGAAAAGATTAAATTTGATTGCGTTTATACAGAATCAGAAATTAAACAAAGGTTAGGAATTATGATGATTGATGGTTGGGATAATGAAAATCAAAAATTAATCAAAGTTTCAAATCAAACAATTTCATCTATTCCAGAAGATAAAGAAGAAGATAAAGAAGATAAAGAAGAATCTGAAAAAGAAAAGTAGGTGATCGATATGGATATTAAAATTGTGTTTGAAAAAGAGCTTTATTCATTAAAACAAAGATATCCTAATAAATCATCATATGTCGAAGAAGAACTTGAAAATGCAATTAACATTTTTCGTTCTTTAAGACAAGATTTTAAAATCGAAGAATTTAACGATTATGAAAAGAATTGGATTAAACGCTGTACTATTGAATTGTTGTCGGTAGACCCATCAGAAAGAAATGTTCAAAGCTACTCTGAAAACGGGTATAGTTATACTCGTTTTGAAGGAGTTATCTCTAAAGATTTGAGAAGTGAAATATTCCCAATCGCAAGAGGTAGAGGGTAATGAGTGTTATAAAAAAACACACCATTTATTTAGCAAGTTTTGTTAAAGAAGATATGGATGAAGATGATAATTCAACATTAATTTATGATGAACCAATTCCTTTAGAAACAAGTTTAAATTCTTTGAGTGGTAGTTATGATATCTCAATATACGGAGATAAAATTAAAACAATGTGCAAAACCATGCTTGATTATGACCAATGGATAAACAAAATCAAAGAAAAAGATGCTGTTTATTTGTATGGTGCAACACCTGATGATGAAAAAGTAAATGGTGAGAATGCTAATTATTATGTTGATGCAGTATTGCCACAAAACAAAAAAATATTAGTTTATTTTAAAAAGAAAATCTAAATGGCCAATTACAATATTAAAAGACCATTCTCACAAAAAGGTGTATCGCAGATCATAAGAAAGTTGGAGTCAATGCAAAATAACGTTGATAAATTAGAATTAGAATTCATTCAAAGGTCGTTAGATTATATCGAGAAAAGAGCAAAATATTATATCCGTAACACGACAGGAAGTGCAGAGTGGTATCAACTGACGCGTACTTTGGAAAATAGTTTTATCAAGGATTATTCTTTAGGAAAACTAATTAATAATTGTTGGTATAGTGCATTAGTTGAATTCGGTACTGGTGTGAAGGGCAAAGGAACACATCCTAACCCACAAGGATATGAATATGATGTTAATGAACATGAAGAATACGGATGGTATTTTTATGCAGAAGGTGATTTTCATTTCACAACAGGTATGCCAGCTCATAAATTCATGTATGATGCTATTCAAGATTATGTTAATGGAGAATATAAGAAAATATTTGAAAAGTCATTTAAAACTATTATGGGAGGTATATTGAAATGATGTTGTTTGATGAAGTTAAAAGTGGATTGAAGGAACATCTTAAAAACAGTGCGTATACTCCCGTTTTAAAGACTTTTGCAAGTGGAGATACATTTCCTTATGTTGTTATTGAAAAGTCGAATGACTTTGAAGGTTCTACTGATTTACAGCGATTTAACGTTATTGATTCATTAGAAATTGAAATTAATATCTTCGCAAAGAAAAAAGTAGAAGGTGTTAAGACAATTTCAAATAGATCTGTTGCAATCGAGATAGAAGAACACATTAAAAACTATTTTAGAGAGTTAGGTTTTAAAAGAACCTACGATAAACCAACACCTAATTTGGATATGGAGGTTTATCGAATAACAATGCGTTTTAGAGTAAACGCAAATACAAGAAGAAATTATTTTATATAAAAAGATAAGGAGGAAATAATCAATGGGTTTATTCAATGATAAACAAGAAGTCCGTGCAAGAAAAGGTATGGGTTCAGCGTTATACACAGACCATTTTTCAGGAGATGGTAAATATGAATTTTTAACTCCAACCGTTGAAACACCTTTTGTTGGTAGTGATGTATCAGAAATTGAAATCAAAGTGTCATGTTCGAGCGTTGTTACAAAATTAGCTGGTGTAGAAACATTAAACGCTGCTGAAACAAATGTTTATATGCATCGTGATTGCATCCGTAGATTAGAACAATTAAACGGAAAGACAATCAACTTAATTTCTATGGCTGGTGACTTTACAGGGTACAAGTACAGTGCAGTGTTGACTTACACTCCATCAAATGCAGCTATGGATGATGCGTGGCAAGGAACTATTAAGATTACACCTACAACTAAACCTGTATATGTTGATAATTGTTATCCGTTATTAAAACCAACAGCATTCTTTACATCTGATATTGATAGTGTTGTTGAATTAGCAACAACAACTGGAACATTTAAAATCACTATCGATACAAAACCTAGTGATGCTACAATCACAGCAAAAAGCGAAGATGTCGCTACTGCAACTGCATCTATTAGCGATAAAGAATTAACTATTACAGGTGTAAAAGCAGGTGCTACAGTTATAACATTAACAACTGCTAAAGACGGATACGCTTCGTGGGATACAACTATTTTAGTTATCGTTCCTGATGCAGTTTCAGCATAACATTTTAAGAGGCAGAAATGCCTCTTTTATTTTTATACTTAGGAGGATTTAAGATGTATAAAGAAGATTTAAAATTAAATGGAAAATATTATGAAGTAAAAATAACACGTAAGGCAAGAGTTGAAATCGAAGAAAAACAACGAAACGACCTTAGAAAAAAATCAGATAGTCCTGAATTCTTAGATACTGTTGCTAATATGGATAAATTAGTTAAAATCCAAGAAGAATTAGATCAAATCGATAAAATGGAAGATGGCAAAGAAAAAGAAAAGAAAATCAATGCATATAACAAGAAATATATTCCATTAATGTTAAAAGCCGAAGCATCGCAAGCTTTCGATGATGTTATCGATAAATATGATCTAATTTATATTCTTATTAGAGCAAATCCAAATAACCAATCATTATCAAAAGATGAATACGATAAGGGATTGGATGATTTGGAGGATGAAATTGGCTTAATCGAATTAGAAAAGAAATTCACGGAGATGTCAAACAAAGTTTTTACGGAATTAGAGGCGATAAAGAAAGCGTTGAGTCAACCTCTAGCTCATCAAGAACCAAAAGTGAATTAAAAAAATATAAGAGTTTTAAAGAGTTTTGCTACAAATATTTACTTCCTTTAGCTATTCAGTGTGGTATGTCACCTCATGAATTTTGGTATGAGGAAGAAGAATTGTTAGAAGTTTATATAACTGCATATCATGAACGAATCGAATATGAGGCATGGTTGCACGGAAAATATACATATATGGCTAATCTAACTTCTACTTCAAATACATGGGGTGAGAAAAAAGATATTACTTACCCTGAATTTAAAAGTATTTTGGAAGAGAAAAACAAAGAAACCGAAGATGAAAAGGAAGTATCTAAAAATAGTAATGAATATATTTCTCAATTCTATTAACGAAAGGAGGATATAAAAATGTCAGATTATGATACTACAGTCGGTGTGCAACTCTATGATGATTTTTCTAAATTAAAGCAAGAGTTGATACAACTTAACACGCAACTGACTAAAATTAAAAGTGTTATGAGTTCATTAAGTAATATTTCTGTTAATCATAAAAGTTTTACAAGCATGACTAATCAATTAAATAAGTTGAATAATTTAAATGGTTTATCGAATATTGCTACACAAATTCAACAAATTTCTAAGTCGGTATCGAATATCGATTTTAAAAATATCGATGATATGAAAACTAGATTTAAACAAATTCAGCAAGAATATTCAAAATTCATAAACCAAATGAATCAAATGTCTGGTAATCCAGTAAAAAGAATTAATTCAAGTTATTTGAAAAAAGATATTAAAAGCACTCAAAATAAAAATGATTATACAGGAACTCGTAATCAAAACATTACTTCATATATCCAGCAAATGAAAAAAGGTTTACAAGAAGTTGAGGTTCAAAGTAACAAAACCAGAAAGAGCATTAATAATATGTTCTCTCTAGGTAAAGTATATTGGTTTTTAAATTATACAAAACAAGCCTTTAGAGGACTTGGAAACGTTATTCAAAGTGCATTGGATTTCACAGAAGTAGAAAACTATTTCTCACGTGCAATGGGAAATATGTATGACAAAGCAATGGAATTCAATAACAAATTAAGTGAGATGTATGGTCTTGCACAATCGAATATGATGCAAGCTCAAGCCACTTACAAAAACATGATTGGTTCTTTAGGTGGATTAAGTGATGAAATGTCTTATAAGTTATCTGAAACCGTTACAAAGATGACTTTGGATTTCTCGTCTTTATACAATGTTGATTTTGATAAGACAGTGCAAAAAATGCAATCAGCATTATCTAAGCAAGTAAGACCTATTCGTAGCGTATCAGGTATGGATATTACACAATCCGTATTAGGTGCTACAGCTTCTAATTTAGGAATTACCCGTTCCATTTCTCAAATGAACGAACTTGAAAAGAGAATGCTTGTTATTCTAACTTTGATGCAACAAATGAAGAATAACGGTGCTATGAATGACTTTGCTAGAACTATCGAACAGCCAAGCAATCAACTTCGTATTTTGAAAGAACAACTTTCAGAAGTAGGAAGATGGATTGGTTCTGTTTTCTATGCAACAATAGGAAGTGTCTTGCCTTACATCAACGGATTTGTTATGGCTTTGAAAGAATTAGTTAAAACATTTGCTTTGTTTGTCGGATATGAAATGCCAAATTCCAGTGGAGATACTGGAACTATCCTCGATAGTTACGGAGACTCTATGGATGATTTTAACGATGGTATATCAAGTGCCGGAAGTGGATTGGATAGTGCCAATAAGAAAGTGAAAGAACTTAAAGGCTCATTAGCCGGATTTGATAAATTAAATATTATTAGTAAACCAAAAGACGACTCTTCATCAGGCGGTGGAAGTGGTTCTGGTGGCGGAATGTCTGTGGATCCGAAGATTTTAGATGCCTTAAACAAATATAATTACTTGTTTGATGATGTTCAAATGAAAGCAACTAAAATTAGAGATAGACTGCTCGAATGGTCTGATATTGCAAAAAAAGCATTTACAGAAAATATTTTCAACCCAATCAGAATAAGTTGGGATAAATATGGAGAAAGTACACTTTCCAATTATAAGAGTGCTTTTGAAGATATGAAACATATCGGTGGTCAAGTGTTTGATGTAATAGGAAATAAATGGAGACCATTTTTTCAAAGTGCAAGTGATTTGTTCTTTAGTTTAAAAGAAACATTTTCTTTAACTTTATCAACATTAACATCGATGCTAAAAGGTGTTTGGGATAATGGTGGGAAATATCTTTTAGAAGGGATTTTTGATTTGGTAACATCGTTTATAAAATTGGCTACTTCTATAAACGATAACTTCATCAAACCTGTTGTGCGTGGCTTTAAAAATACGCTAGGTGTTGCTATTTCTACTGTTATAGGTAAAATACTAGGCTTAATCGGAAAAGTGGCTACAGAGCTTTCTAAATTGATTACATGGCTATCTAAGAGTAAGACTGCTGTTGTTTTATTATCGACTTCATTTACTGCTTTGTATGCGGTTATACAAATATCGAAATTCAGTAAATTATGGAACTCTTTTAAAGAGGGAACAAGCATTACAAATAAACTCATTACTATCTTTGCAGAACATACAAAGATAGGTGAAAAATTATTTTCATCATATGTTGGAGGAGCATCGAAATTTTCTTCATTAAAAGATGCTTGGAAATCAGGATTGAGTGTAATTGGAAATCTATTTGCTAAGATGCGAGATTCTGTATCTCAAACAAATGCTTATCAATTGGCCGTAGGTGGAGCAACAGCCACAACAGAAGGAATGACACTAGCTCAAACACTATGTGCAAAAGCAACGGTTTTATTGCAAAACGCTTTGAATTTCTTAGCAGCTCACCCTTTAGTAGCGGTGGCTTTAGCTGTTGGAACTGTAGTAACTGCTATGATTATGTTGAGTGATAAAGCAGGTGATACAACTAAAAAGATTGAAGATTGTTCACAAGAAATTCAAGACCAAGCACAAGTTGTTAGAGATTATGTTTCTGCAGTGGATTCCGCTGTTAAATCATCTGATGATCAAATAGCTACAACACAAGCTCAAATTAAGATGGTTCAAACATACACCGCTAAATTAAAAGCATTAAGTGACGAAGATGGATATGTTAAGAATATTGATGAAGCTAAGTTTTACATTGATGAAATCAACAAAGTATTACCAAATACATTCGAAATCACTAAAAATGGTCAAGTTATACAAAAGAAATCAAATGAAGAACTTCAAAAGAGCATTGATTTATTGTTAAAACAATCGAAAGTTCAAGCGTATCAAGAAGTTTATGTAGAAAGCTTAAAGAATCAAATTCAAGCCGAACAGAAACTGAATGAACAAAAAGAAAAACTTAATGAACTTTACAAAAATACAAAGAAGTCATATGATGAATATATCAAATCAGTGGAAAATGGAACTATTAGAGTTGACGGACAAGTATTAACCCAAGAACAATACATCAAAGTATTAGAAGAGGGTAATACAGAACTATCTGAACAAATTGCTCTTGTTAAAGATTCTGAAGATAATTATAAGAAGATTACATCTACAGTAGATGCGTACGGAAACAAGTTAACCGAAGTTCAAGGCGAAACTTCAAAAACAACAAAAAAAACCAAAGAAATGTCTGCCGAAACTAAAAAAGCATATGAAATTATTGGTAAGACTGGTAAAGAGCAAATTAACAATGTTATCAGTACATTGAAAGATTATGATTCTAAAATCTCTGAAACTTCTAAAAAAAGTGATGAAGCTTCCAAGAAAGAAGTAGAAACTCTAAAAAGAACAAGAGATCAAAAGGTGTTGCAATATGCTCAAATGGTTAGAGATTATAATTTGTCATATGATCAAATAATTAACTTGGCTGAAAGTAATGGGATTGAGTTTAGCACTGCTGAAAAAGGTACAATTGCCGGCATTGTTGAAATTTATAAAAATGGCGGTACAAAAGCAGGAGATGAATATGTTCGTCAAACTTCTCTTAATATCTCTAATGGTTCTTGGAGAATTGGAAAGAGTGCAAAAGGGAATGTTATCAGCACTAATGAATTATTAAAAAGTGTTCCGATAAAATATGGAAGTACAGTGGATAGTGTTTATCCAAAAGCAGAGGACCAAAGAAAATATGCACAAGATCATATTGGAGGCATTAGTATCGCAGTAGGAGTTACCGGCGATCTTCTTAAGGCAGGAAAGAAAAATGGTGCTCAATATAAAAAAGGTTTTATTGAATCTGCAACTATGAAGATTGCTTCTAGTGTTGCAGGTGCGGCATCTAGTATTTTAGGTAATATCAAGTTTTATGCCTCTGGCGGTTTCCCTGATATCGGGCAAATGTTTATCGCAAGGGAAAACGGTATTCCAGAAATGGTTGGTCGTATGGGTTCTCGAAACGCAGTTGCGAATAATGCTCAAATCGAAGCAGGTATCGAAGAAGCGTCTTATCGTGGTATTGCGAGAGCGTTAAGAGAACATGGTGGAGGTTCTAATCAAAAAGTTGTTATTCACCATCAAACTATATTAGGAAAGAAAGTTATTGAAGAAAGTATCGACGAAATCAATGAGGATCACGTTTTGAAAACCGGAAAACCAAAATTCACTAAATAAGGAGGAAACGATTAATGAATGATGAAAACAGTATTATTTATGTAAGTCAAACTAAATCGGTATTAGAAAACAATCCGAAAAATGGAACCCCTCTTATAGAAAGTGAATTTGGAGAGGAAAATATTGCAGACTTACATAGTGATGATTCTTTAAGAAGTTGGAAAACAGGTATTCTCGATTTAAATATTTTGAGAGAAAATGTCTACTCAAAAAATCTTATCTTTCTTGATATTGATTATGTAAAACTCAAAGAAATATTAAACGCATTAAAAAACAAATCAGACGGAGGCTTTTATGCTTCTGTTTTTAATTACGAAAAAGGTCAAAGAGAAGTGTTACATATGTATAGAAGTGATAGAGCAATAAATAAAAGAAAATACTTGCAAGGGTATCGTTTTGACTTGTCGGTGTCTATTATTCAACTATGATTTATAAAGTCATATGTAATAATCAAGATATTACAGAACTCATTACTTCTATGACAAGTAGTATTGAATTTGAAGAAGGAACTCCTTTAATCGGGAATGCTCCTTCTTTAAAATTTGAATTAAGTATTGATAATACTTCTCAACTTATTAATGATTTATTAGATTATCCGTTTGAAATTTACAGAAACGATGATTTATTAGCAACTTTAAATGTATATGAAAAACCAGAGTTGACATACGCTCAATTAGATTTGGAACTGTATGATAATCTCGTAAAAACAAATATTCCTTATGAGACAAATACTCAAATGTATCCTTGTACCGTTCAAAATCAATTAGACGAAATGAAATCACTAACTGGATTGAATATAGACTACTCTCAACTAGATGATAGTGTGTTATCAAAAACAATTAATGAATATGATAATTCAATTACTATCAGAGTGTGGCTTTGTATGATTGCTGAAAGTGGAGCATGTAATATCTTTTGTAAACCTAATGGTGATATTTATTTTAAACCGATATCAAAAGAAGTTATCCACACAATAAACAACGATAACTATGTTTATACATTTCAAAAGAATTACGAATTTAATTGCACAATGGTTCTGTGTGAATTATTAAATTTATATAAAGGAAATGAAACAGGAAATATTGTTAAAACAACTGAAAACAATCCTTATATCACTACCCAAGAAGATATAAATTTCATCTTTTCTAAGATAGGTGGCTTGTCATTTACTTCAATCAAAGAATTAAAAACAAGAGCTATAGATGATTTGACTCTTGGTGAACTTACTGAATATACTGGATACTTTAATTTTATTGCCAGACGAATTGAAACAACTTATTATAACGGTTCGTTAGCTCATGATGTTATAACGATTGATGGTGATATTAATTCATCGCAAAAATCTAGTTTTGTAGGAGACAACAATCTTTCTGCTAAATACAGACGATTAAAAATAATCGTTGACGAAGATAACAAAAAGATAGGTCTATTAGCTGAACAGCAAGAGAAGAATACAACAAATATTGGTAAATTAGAAGTTTCTATAGATAGTATTAATTCAGAAGTATCAAAAGTTACTAACTCAATTTACAAGTTCGAAAGTGGGAGTGGTAATATTTTTCTTAATTGCTATCAATATCTAAGAAAAGTTTCTAGTGAAACTGGTGTCAAGTATATTGATGATATGCCACTTGATATCAATATGGATTTCATGAGAGGTAAAGACATCTGCATCAGCTGTGATATTCTTGTACAAAAAGGTATCATTGGAAACTTAGGTAATTATTTAGGAGCGGAGTTTGAAATTGGTTATGCTGATGGAACAAAGAAAAAATACTATGCAAGATGGTATCTAGGACAGTACAATCTTCAGTATTTATTGCAAACTTCAACTGTTGATCATGAGGAAAGAATATGGCTACATTACAAGATAGATGATAAAGAGATTGCTTCTGTCTCTAATCTAAAGATGATTATCGCAATGGATTGTGAACAAGCAATCGTTGCTAATCCAAAAGTCGAATTTGGAACTTATCCAACAGGATTTGAGTTTGATTTGAATTATGTGCGTGACAATGTAGAAACAATCCAAAGGGACTACACAGAAATCAAGCAAGAAGTATCTACATTGACATTAAAGTCTGTTTCGATGGAAGAAGAAATCACAACGATTAAAGGTGATGTTTCTAGTGTAACAACACGCTTGCAAAGTGCTGAAATCAAGTTACAGCCTACAAACATATTGTTAGCGGTAAACGAACAAATAGGTGCAGATGGAACGCTACACACAACTAAATTTGTGCTAGACAAGAATGGAGTGCATATCAGTGGTGGAGGTCTAGATATTTCAAATAATGCAGGAACTAAGGTTCTTTATGCGGATACAAGCGGGAATTTAGTAATCAACAATTTGACTGCAAATAATGGGGATTTCAGTGGTGTAGTGAATGCGACATCAGGAACTTTTTATGGTACTGTTTACGCAAACGCTGGAAGCTTCAAAGGAAGTATTGATGCAACAGATGGTATATTTAGAGGAACTGTTTATGCTACTGCAGGCACTTTTACCGGTTCAATATCCGGTTCAACGATTACAGGTGGTAATATTAACGGTACTACAATTAATACAGACAAAGATTTAACAGTCGGAAATAATATATATGTAGGTTCTTACGGAGACAGAAACACTAAAAAACATATCTATTTTAACGACAGATATTGTGTAGCTAGCAGGAATGATGTAGGTTATTTTGGATTAGTTGGAGACGATGGATTATTTCACAATGGAACTATAAATATAACTACTACTGGTTCTATATATGCAGTTGGGTCAGGATATATTAGATTAGAGTGTAATGAAAACACATCTATTATGTTATCTAATGGCAGTATATCAATGTCACATCAGCCGTCTTATGGTTCTGATATTAGATTAAAGACAGAATTTAAAAACATAAATTTAATATCTGTTTTTGATAAAATTGACATATGCTCATATAAGTATAAAACAAGCGATCAAAGACAGGTTGGTGTAATAGCTCAGCATTTTATAGGCAATAAATATGAAGAATATATATTATCCAAAGATTCTAATGGATATTATGCCGTTAATTACAACACTTTGTATTTGTCGAATATACAAAAAACAAAAGCATTAGAAAAAGAAATAAAGAGCTTACGAAACGAAATACTGTTGTTAAAATCTAAACTAGGAGGTATATATTATGGATTTGAAAATTAATAAAACAATGACGTTCACTGGAGAAATTGTTGTCGAAGGAGAAACGATTAAAACGTTATCTCAATCTTTTGATGAAAATGGATTAATGAGCGGAGTGGTTGGAGAATATGTATCAAACAAAGATGTTTATTATTCAAACATCACAGAATGTCGTTTAAAAGAAGATGAATTTCGTAATGAGATGAGAAAGATTGAAGATGAATCTTTAGGGGTAATTTTAAATGAAACTAAAGAATAGTGAACTGAGAGCGTTAAATAATGCTCTTTTTTCTTTGGGAAATCATCAAGGTTCTATTAAAGATCGTTGGGAGATTTCAAAGATGGCTAAGCCAATATCTGATGCCTGCTTATTGCTAGATGCTGAAATACAGAATTTAATCGCAGAAAAAGGCATTGAAGAAAATGGCCAAAAGGTAATCAAGACGAATAATCCTGATTATATCGAATTAATGAATTTGGATATTGATGTTGATATTCAAAAGCTGACATTAATTGATTTGGAAATCTTGATGCCTACAACTCAAGAACTTGTTGGATTAACTCCAATTATTGATGGTGGTGATTAAATGGCCACATTACCTAGAATTACATATGAGGATAAGGTTGATGTCAAAACCGCTGATGTAGATGATATTCACAAGATATCAGCATCGGATATGAATCAGCTTAAAGACACATTCAACACTGCTGCTAATGCAATAGAACAAAATGTGACTGATACTGAAAATATTCAACAAGAACTGAATGAGGCAATGGCAGTAATTGGCGAATACAAGTTCGAAAATGGTAATCTGTATTTTAAACAAGCCGACGGAACATGGGGAACCGGAATTACATTGCCTGGACAATCTACAGTCAAAAAAGATACGACGATTATCGGAGAGTTAACCCTCTCAACATCAAGAGTCGCAAAGCCAACTCCAATCAAAACACAATTAAAGGATGCCAATGGAGTTATCTACTTGGAAACATCGTTAGATAGGTCATACATCAAATCTAAAGATGGAACAGAAGAAACAACAGCACAGAACTTGATTCAAATGCTAGTCACTATTGCCTCGTCTGGATTGGTAACTGTGAATCCAAAGCCAATATTTGATGAATTAGCAAAATTTATGGATCTATAGGAGGATATTTTAATGAAAAACAAACTTAAAAAATTAATCGGGGGGGGGGACAAAATCTAGTATTATTAGAGCTTGTACTTCCTCACAAGAAAGGAGGGAAGATTGCTTAATCTTCTCTCTTTTTGAAAGAAGGTTATTGTTATGATTACAAAAGTCTTTGATAGAAACGGAAATGAGATAAAAATCCAAACAATTGATTCTGATAGAATAACAGTAGATTTAAATGATGGAGATACAATATTAGATACTGTTATGACTAACGGAGATTCAGAGAAATGTTATAGGTATAAACCTGGAACATTAGTAGAAGATTTTATTAAGTTACCATCAGCATACGCATTTATTCATAGAATGAATAATAGATTTGTTATTTTCTATACTTCGTTAGGAAATGTTTATATTGGTTATTATCTTAATGCAAAAATGTATTATAGAAGACTAGAAAGCACTAATGTGACATAACAAGCAATCGAATTTATGAAATTAACTTTTAACAGATTTTTAGCGGGGGGGGGGTTGCTTATTTAGCAATCTTCCTTATGAAAGTAGGTGTTCTATTAGATAGAGAACACAGTGATAGATTATGACTTTATATGATGCAAGTGGTAATCAATATAATGTTGCTTTGCATAATGAATTTAGAGGATATTTAGGTTATGCATATGTAAACCAAACATCTTACTTTGATATCCCTTCAATAGCAATAGGTCGAAATGTTATATTGGCATTCTATAATGCGTACAACGAAATAGGTGTTTTCTTACTTTCAACAGGACCTTTTAGAAACTTTGTAATTAAACCGATAGTTCCTACATCAGCAACTCTTAATGTCGCTATTGAAAATAAGAAGCTTAAAGTATCAACGCTTGATGCCGAATTTGAAATCTATTATTTAGTAATATAATCTATCACTCTCTATTTAATAGAGAATATATGAACTTTTTTAACAAGGCAGGACAAAAAGTAGAAATCAATACAACGGTTTATTTGGAATTGGATTTGTCCTTTAATGGACAAACATTCAGTAATCCAAATTTTGATAACGCAAAATACTTTATTATATTTCTGCGTGATGATACTAACTATGCAGCATCAGTAACTATGAATAATAGGTATTCTAGTTTTCAATTTGTAAGTACTGAAAGTACAACTTATTCAATTACAAATGTACCAGGTGTTGGTATAACTTTATCAAACAACAACAGCAATTTAAAAATTGTTGGAATTGAGTTCTTTTATTAATAACCTACTTGAATTGCTAAAAAGCGTTTTTATGCAAACTTTTGATAAAAATGGTAATATACATGATTTAGTAGAACGTAGTGAAATTGAATATGGAAGTAATGATTATGGTGAATACTGGATGTTCCCAAATGGAATTATGATTTGTAAAGGTAAGGTCGAAGGTAATTTCGATATGGTAAATTCAAATATTATAAACGGATGTTATCAATCTGCGATAGACCTAGAATATCCTCGTAATTTTATTGAACCTCCTAGTGTAAGTGTTAGTTTTGTTGGAACAGGTGATGGAATTGTTGCTTGGAACGACACTTTAAAAGGAATGGCGAAAATAATTGTTATCATGAACAACAGTACAAATCCAAATCGTATACGTATTCGATTTTCTGCAATCGGTCGTTGGAAGTAGTACAAGCTAAGAACTAGATTTTGTACCTCTTTCTAAAACAGAAGGAGGAAAAATTATTATGTTTAGAAAACTAACGGGGGGGGGGTACGAAAGTACCTACTCTCATCAAAATCCAATCGAAAGGAGGCTACAAATGTAGTTTCCTTCGTGAAAGGTGGTGTCATGCTTTAGACTTGACACGTGGTTGGTTATGAAATTATTTGATATATCTGGTAAATCATATGAAGTTGCAACAAATGTTGAAATTGAGACAACAGAGATTTCGGAATACGGATTATCAACGAAAATATATTTTTATGGAAAGATAGTTACTTTCAAGATATGGGGCACTTTATCTAAAGATTTACCAGTAGCGAGCGATTACGTTTCTCTTGGTACTGTTGATAAAATCACTAATATCAAAAGTGATACTACAGCAATTATTAAACGTATTATCCCAGTAAATGGATATAATCTACAACTTAATATCAGCAAGGTCACTGGTGATGTAAAGTTAGGATACGGTAAACTTATGAGTGATGGAAAAGATACAGCTATTCCTAAAAATAATAGTATTTATATTCAAGAAACTATATTTTTTTAACCAACCACATCAATCTAAAGCCATGTTATGAGAGAAGTATATGACAAGAATGGCACTTTAATTAACCTATTGCAAGATAGTGATTTAATAGATGAAGAAAATATTATCAAATTACGAAACGGTACAATGATTCAGTATTTAGCTGGTAGAGTTGAGGTTGGAGATATAAAACCAATTACATTTAAAGAAAACTTTATAAACGATGATGTATTTGTTGTACTGACTGGGAATTGGGATAGTATTTTAGGCATAGCTAATATATATCGTGATTGTATATATGCTAATGCTTATTCCAAAAACAACTATCCAGATATTCAATATTTTTTATTAGCAATAGGTCGTTGGAAATAGCATTTGTTTATGACAAATGAATTTTTTTAATAAAAATGGAGAGATAGTTAATGTTGCTACCATGATTGTGTTCGATGTTGACATATCACAAGGCTCAATATTTCAAAATGAAGCATTGAAAAATTGCCAAATGATTATAGCAAAATATGCAGAACCTGGAGAAAGTTGGTTTATGGACGTTATATCAACAGGAGGATATTCACTAATGACATACAACAATACAAGCGTTGGTGTTGATTATGATAAATCAACTGGGAAGGTAACGAATCGATTCGCTTCAGGTATGGGCAACATTAAAAGAATTATAGGTTTTAAATAATCTCATGCCTATTTTTAAAGATAGGCTTTTTAATTACTAAAAAATAACAAGGAGGAAAAATATGGCAGTAAAAACTGTTCAAGCAATCATCAATGGTGTCACAACAACATTGACATTAAATTCAGCAACTGGCAAGTATGAAGCAACAATTACTGCTCCGCCAAAATCAAGTTATCCGTTGGATAATCATTATTATCCTGTAACAGTAAAAGCAACTGATGAAGCAGGAAACGTGACAACAGTTGACCCAAGTCATGCAACATTAGGTAATAGTTTAAAACTGTTTGTAAAAGAAAAAACAGCACCAACTTTAACATGGACTTATCCAGGTGCTAATGCGTTGATTACTAACAACAAGCCTAAGTTCGAATGGACTGTTACCGATGACGATTCAGGAGTCAACCCTGATACAATCGGCATTACAATCGATTCAAATAGCAAAGTGACATCTGGTATCACAAAAACACCTATTACAAACGGATATAAGTGTACTTATACTCCAACTAATGCATTAGGTGAAGGAAGTCATACAGTTAAGATTGATGCCACTGACTACGATGGAAACGCAGCTACTCAAAAATCAGTAACATTTAAAGTTGATACTGTACCACCTACATTGAATGTAACAACTCCTGCTGATGGCACAATCACGAATAAGTCTACAATCACTGTATCTGGTACAACTAATGATGCAACATCATCACCAGTCACTTTAACAATCAATGGTCAAAGTGTAACAGTTGCTTCTAATGGTACATTCAGCAAGGAAGTGACTTTATCTGAAGGTCCAAACCCTATCGTTGTCAAGGCAACTGATTCAGCTGGTAAATATACAACAATCACTAGAAATGTTGTTCTTGATACTGCTAAACCTGAAATCGTCAGTGTTACGATGACACCAAATCCAGTGGATGGTGGCAAGACATTCATCATTTCTGTAGAAGCGTCTGATGCCTAATGATTAGACGTGTATACGGTAAGGTAAATGACCAAGATATAGTATTTGAAAAGAACAACAAGGGGTTATGGGAATGCATAATCCCTTCTAGTTTATCAGGAAAATACTTTCTTGATTTATATGCTGAAGATTATGCTAATAATGTTGCTTTTATGGCAACTGCGTTATTTGAGGTAGACCCAAGTAAATTATGTATAAATGCTCATCTTGTTAAATATGACGAGAACGCAATGTTGAATGAATTTATTCATGATTTATCTTTTTTGAAATTGGATATTGACCAAGAATGCAATGACTATGCAGAGGCAATAGTCTTTAGCGATTATGATGTGGAGGTGGTATCATCATGCTTGTGTTTATAAAAGGTGAAAAACGTATTTTGGAATTGCAGGTAACATCGTGTTCTGATGATAATTTTGTTATTTCAACTGCAAAGGTTGATTTAACAAAAAACAATGAAATTGTTGTGCAGTTGCCTATTCTCATAAAAGAAAAATCAATCAATGTCACTATTGATACTGCTGATCTAAATGTTGGATATTACAATTTGGTTGTTACTTATTCTGTTAATGAAGAAATATTAAAGAGAAAGTTCGAGGTAGAGATTGCTTATGAATACTGATTACAATATTTATGCCGTTTCTCTATCGAAGAACACTGTTGCAACAGGAGAAAGATTTACAATCAGAATTGATGTTATTAGTTGGGATTGGTTAAAAAAGAATGTGACATCATGGGATCAATTGAAAACAAGATTTACGAAATGGAGTGATTTGCTTGGCTAATTTAGTTGTTGAACTTCCTTTACCAACTGATGCTCCTGATGTAACAGTCTTGAATAAAGCAATCCAAGATACCGTTGATGAACTCAATGCACACGTTGATGAAGTTGAAACAGTGCAATCAACTAAGGTGTCTTTGCTGATGCAACTCGTAAAAGAGAATTCTTTTTTTAGTTCAAACCCATCAGCTTTATTTACTCAATTGGATTCAGCAACAACAGATTCTGATAAAATTGTTATATTGAAACAAATTGCAAACGAAATGGCATTATTCAACAGTGCTAACGCAAAGAACATTTTAGATCAGTTGAATAGTTTAATTTAGGTCGCATGCACTTATGAAAAGTAAGTGCTTTTTATATTACTTAAGGAGGAATCGGTATGGATTTAAGTTTTTTACAAGAGTATTTGGTTTTAATTATTTTAGGTATTTGCTTATGTGTTGGTTATGTTATCAAAACAAGTATCCCTAAAATTAATAACAGTTATATTCCATTGATTATGGCTATTTTAGGTGTGGCATTAAATATTTGGATGAATATGTCATTTACACCAGAAGTATTATTAGGTGGTTTATTCAGCGGATTGGCAAGTACAGGCTTGCATCAAATGTTTACTAGATTGATTAATCAAGAAGAATAGAGAGAGGTGTTATCATGGATAATACTGTAATTGTCGCATTGATAAGTGGTCTGTGCGTTGGAGTGCCTTCCGTAATCGCAACAATGATGTCTAACAACAAGAGCAATGCTTTAATGAATTATCGCATTGATGAATTATCAAAAAAGGTTGAAAAGCATAACAATGTTGTCGAACGAATGGCACTTCAAGAAAAAGAGACACAAACTATTTGGAAGAGAATTGATGAAATAAAAGAAAGATTAGACAACGAGTAGTCGCAAGGCTACTCTTTTAAATTAGGAGGAACATTAAATGAATGAAAAAGATTTTTTAGATATATGCAGAAAGGCAGTTGCTGATTATACGAATGATCATTTAGATAAAAGTGATAATATTCAAATCACTACTGATAACGTGTTTGTTGTTTGGTCTTGTAAGACGCTTCAAAACAACAAAGCTTTGTTAAGTACAACTGTTAGTGATGGTATGTATTATGAATTAACTTTTAATGGTGATAAAAAAGAAATCTATTTTGATGCTTATAAAAAATTTGAAAATCAATGTATTAAATTATAGGAGGAAAATCAAATGAGTTGTACAGTTAATGAATTATTAAATCAAGCAAAGTCATGGTTAGGTTGCAAGGAATCAAACGGAACACACAAAAAGATTATTGATGTATATAACGCTCATAAGCCACTTGCGAGAGGTTATAAAGTTAAATATAGTGATAACTGGTGTGCTACCTTTGTCAGTGCTTGTGCTATCAAATGTGGGGCAACAGACATCATTCCTACTGAATGCTCTTGTGGTCAAATGATTGACTTATTCAAGAAAAAAGGCATTTGGGAAGAAAATGATAATATCAAGCCAAAAGCAGGATATATCATTATGTATGACTGGGATAAAAAAGACGGATGGCCAGACCATGTTGGTATTGTCGAAAAAGTCAGTGGTTCAACAATTACTGTCATTGAAGGAAATAAATCAAATGCAGTAGAAAGAAGAACTATCACTGTTGGAAGTTCGAGTATTCGTGGATATGGTAAGCCTAAGTATAAAGCTGAATCAAAACCAGTAGATAATGATGTTAAAAATTTACAAAATGCTATTAACTTAGATTTAAAGCCTAGTCCAAGGCTTGAAGAAGATAACAAGTGCGGTTCTAAAACTAAAGCACAAATGAAAAAAGTCGTTATCAAAAAGCCTTTGGTTGGTGCAAACAAAAAATATCCTAACATTACTAAATTTGTTCAAGGGAAAATCGGAGCAAATAAAGATGGTAAGTATGGACCAGATACAAAAGCAAAAGTTAAAACATATCAAAAGAAACATGGTTTAACAGTTGATGGTATTGTTGGTTACAATACATTAATGACCATGCTGGTAAAATAG